ACGCCGGGGACGTACGGGATCGTGACGAGATGCGACGCGCTCGACGCGACGGCACTTGAGAGCACCCGTTCCAAGTCGCGCGCCGACGCCGGGACAATGTCGCCGTACACCGGATCGGCGATCGTCTCAACGCCGGACGTCCAGCCGCCGCGGCCGTCCGGTACCTCGGCACCCGGCCCGGTGAGCGTGAGCCGGTGGCGGCGCCGTCCCGCGGGGATTTGCGGCGTCGTCATGCGAGCACCGGATCCCGATAGCGTCGAAGCAAGCCGATCACCGCGGCCGGGAAGTCGTCGCCGGGTTCCCGCGCCGGCCCGGTGTCGCCGAGATCGTCGCCGCGGGCGCGCATGAGTTCGCCGAAGACGATCAAGATCGCCGCGACGACGGGCGGCGGCACCGTCGCCGCGTCCCAGGTATCGACGATCGGGCGCCAGTACGGCGACGTCCCGCAATAGTCGACGACGGCGGCTTCGGCCGCGGCTAACTTGAGCGCGAGATCGGCGTCCATCGGATCGCCGTCGGGCGTCGGGTTGTAGACGTGATCTTTCGCTTGCGCGACGGTGACGAGCGCCACTAGCCGTGACTCCCGGCATGCACCCGCACGACGGGCGCGTCGCGGACGTCGGCGCCGTCCCGGCCCGGCTTGCCTTCGTTGCCCCGCTTGACCGCGAGCCGCCATCCCGAGCCGGCCGACTCGGGCCGGGCGTCCGTCGGTTGTTGGGCGATAAAGAGCGATCCGCCGAGCGTCACCGCGTCGCCGCGGACGTAGGCTTTCCCGGCCTGATAGACGCCGCGATCGAGCACGTAGGGGACGCTCCAACTCACTTGCCGGACGACGACGCCGCCCCGCTTGAACTTGAGCGTATGCGTCCGTTCGCCGTCGAAGTCGAAGTCAAAATCGTTGAGCCCGAGCCCGTCGACGCCGTCTTTCCCATGCGCGCCGGGGATCCCGTCGACACCGTTCGCGCCGGCCGGCCCGGGTGCGCCGTCGCGCCCATCCCGCCCGGGGACGAGCGGCCGACTCTCGACGGCGGCGACGCGCGCCACGATCGGCGCGAGCGCGAGCCGGATCGCCGACGCGACGACGTCCGCGAGCGCGTCGACGTTAAGCGGCATCGGCCAGAACCTTTCGCATGAGCGCGGCGGCAAACTTCGCCGTCTCGTCGTCGCCGTCGTCGAGCGGCGGCGGCACCGCGGGCCCGGGCGGCTTCGACGGCGGCGGCGGCGCGGACGCGTCCCGCTTCGCGAGCGCGGCGAGCGAATACATTTGCTGTTGCAGGTACGGCGACTCGCCGCCGGGGACGCCGCCGACGCCGTGATATTTTTTGCGCGACTCGTTCGGCGACAGGGAGCCCGACGAGATCGCGTCGCCGGCCGCTTTCGTCCGGCCGATCGTGTCCGTCCAGATCAGATCGTCGACGTCGATCTCGACGCCGTATTGGACGCCGTCGATCGGCCGGGTGAGCGCGAGCCCTTCGTCCAGGTTCGTTTCGAGCGCGACGATCAACGTTTGGAGACACTGCGCGTAATACGCTTGGACGAGCGGCTCGATCGTCGCGAACGGCGGCGGCGCGCCAATCCCGACCATGTACGCCGGGACGTGAAAACACGACGCGATCGTCGCGCCCGTCCAATTGAGTTGCTCGATCAGTTGCGCGTCTTCGGCGTTCACGCTCAACGGCTCATACTTGAGCCCGTCGGATAGGAGCGCGACTTTGCCGACGTTGTCGCCGGTGAACGCCGTTTCCCACTGCTCTTTCAGGCGCCCGGCCGTTTCACTGTTGATGGCGCCCGGCGCGATCAAGATCCCGCCCGGTTGCGATCCGTTGGCGAAAAACTTCCGCGAGTTGCCTTGAATCGCGAGCCCTTGGATCGCCGGCAAGCCGCATGCGGTGATCGGCGAGACACCGCAGAGCGGGTGATAGAGCGCGACCATCAGGTCGTGAATGATTTCCTTGGCCGGGACGGTGACGGCGTCGGCGTCGTCCCCGTACGGCGCGAGCGGATCCCGTTGGAGTCGGTAGTAGACGGCGCCGTCGTCGGCAATCAACGGCGTCACCCGTTGCGGGTTCAAGACGTAGAGCGCGACGACGACGCCGCGGGCGTCCCGCTCTTTCAACACGTAGGTATTGCCGTGGATCAACTTCGACGTGATCCACTGCTCGATAAACTTTTGGCGGGTTTGGTAGCGGTTCGGCTTGCGGAGCACCGGCGAAAACGCGGCACTCTCGGTCCGCGTCCAAATCCCCGCGGTGTCTTCGCGGACCAGATAGAGCCCGAGTTTGCCAATGTCCGACGCGATCAGTGTCGTACACGCGAACACCGCACCCGAGCCGAGTACCGCGGGTGCGGTGATCTCTTGATTCTCTTGCCATGCGCCGGTGTACGGCTCGCGGACGATCGGGAACCAAGCCGACGGCCGATCGATCCCAAGCGGGCGCCCGGTGATCGGGACGCCCGCTTTCGTTACCGCGATCTCATACCCGAAGACGCGCAAGCCTAGCTCCGCGATCGCGCCGCCGCCGGTGATTCGGGCGGCGCCATGGCGCCCGTCGGCGCCGGCCAGGCCGTGGCGGTGAGGTACTTGACGGCGTTCGCGTTGACGCGTTTCCAAGTAATAAACCGCTCGGCGCGCAACCCGACACAGTTGTTTTGCCAGAGCGAGACGAGCACCGTCGTCGCGTCGGCCGGGCTCATGGGTGCCGAATCCATTTGGAGCGACGCTTCGCGCGACGCGTCGATCGTGACGCCGCCGTCGTCCGCGTACAAGATGTACGCCGGCTGTAACGCGACGACGCTCGCGCCGGCCGTGTTGCTGGTGACGAAGTTGAGCCCGCGATACGAGCCGCCGCCGATCCCGATCCCGGGGAACTCGGGCGAGCCGTCCAGGTTCGTCCGGAACGAGAGAGACAACGCGTTGCCCGGGCTCATGATGAACGTCAAGCCGTCAACGGGGATGTTGTTCGTCGTGAAATGGGCGATCAACCCCATGATGTCGGCGAGCGGGTTTGTCGTCGCCGCGGCCGTCGGCGCGCCGTTCGTAATCGACGCGGGATTGATCCCGGCGACGGCGGCGACGGCCGGATCGATAAACTGTTGATCGAGAAACTGTGCGATCCCCGCGATCATGTCGGCGCGGACGAGCGCTTCGGCTTTCGGGTTCGACAGGCGGACCAACTCTTCGGTGAGCACGATGATCCCGGCGACTTTGTTGACGGGAAGCGAATCGCTCGAAAACGCCAGCTTGGATACCGGCTTCGGCTTGGCTTCCCCGACCCACCCGTACGATCCGCCGGCCGTCTGTGCGGGGATCTTGGTATTGAACGGGACGTCCCTGAGCCCGGGGATCTTGCCGAGAATCGTTGCCGGCCGAAGCAACTCAATGAAGTCGGCCGCGATCCCCTGATTGACGAGCGGCGACGCCCAGGTCGCGTCGGTCGTGTTGCCGGCGGCGACGGCCGCTTTGAGATAGAGCGACGTTTCCGGCGTCGAGTCGGCCCACCGTTGGCGGGTGTACTCCGCGGCTTCGGCAAAGTTGCCCTTGCAGACGAGCAAGCCGCATGCGGCGCGGACGAACGCCATCCCTTTGGGGACGTTCGGCTTGACTTCGACGCGCGCAAACGGCGCCGCCGCGACGGGCGCGGGCGTGATCGGTTTCGCCGCCGCCGCGGTGATCGTTTCCAGATCGTGCAACCGGACGAGATGATCGTCGATCGCTTTGACGTCGGCTTTGAGCGTGTCGTACTCGTCCGTCTGCCCGGCGTCGAGCGTCGCGCCCGTCGCCGCGCCCATGATCGCGACCATGCGCGCGGCTTTGGCGGCGCGCGAGTTTTCGAATGAGCTAATCGTTTCGAGTGTCGTCATAGCGGGCGCGCCCTTTGTCGCGCGCACAATCGGGAGCGGGCCCGGGACGCCGGGTGACTTGCGGCCAGTCGCGGCCAATGTGTCGAGATCGATCGCCTTGACGAGCGCCAACGTTGCCTCTTGATTGGCGGGGATCGTGACGAGCGACAACTCGACGATCTCGGTTTTTTCGAAGAGTAAGCCGCCCGTCGGGAGCAACTTAATCGCGTCGTCGAGCACGCGAAAGCCGATCGAGACACCGCGGATCAACTTATGGACGATCGATTGCCACGCGCGATCGACGTCGTCTTTGACCGGGCCGGGCTCGAGAATCGTCGGGATCTCGGCGTCGAACTCGATCCCGTCTTTCGTCGCCGGCTTGAAGCGCGCGACGCCGACCGGCCGATCGCTTTTGTGGTGCAGTAAGAGCGGGAGTTCCGCCGCGTACGTCGCGCCGAGCGGATCGATAATGTCCCCGATCCGATCGGGCGTCGGCGTCGTCGCGATCCCTCGCAACTGCCGGCGCTCGACGTCGATCGACTTGATCGTCAGTAAGGCGTACGCGCGATCCATGGGGACGCGACGAGCGTCGCCGAGATCGCTACCGCTTGGGGTTTTGTAGTTACTCTACCCGCGGGATCTTGAGCGCGAGCAATTGCCGGACGAGC